TTTAGAAACTATTGTAAGGAATACAATTACTGCTTATAATACTTCAGACTTACAAAAGTTTGACGGTGTGTTTAGATATTCAAAACTATCTCGTTTGATTGATGCGAGTGATCCATCTATTCTTTCTAATATTACATCTATTAGAATAGCAAAATCTTTTACACCAACACTCAATGCAACAAACCAATACATCATTAATTTTTCTAACAGACTTTATAATCCACATAGTGGTCATAATTCTATGTTTGGTGGTATTGTATCTTCTACTGGTTTTACAATTACCTCAAATACCAATACTCTTTATTTGGATGATGATGGTACTGGAAACATTCGTTCATACTTCTTAGAGGCTGGTACGAATAGAAGTTATGTTGACTCTGTATTTGGAACAATTGATTATGTTACTGGTACTATAACTCTGCCATCTCTTATTCCTTCTGGTGTTTCTAACTCTGATGGTACAATTACTATCACGGTTCAACCTCGTTCAAACGATATAGTTCCAGTTAGAAATCAACTATTAGCAATTGATTTGACAAATACTGTAATCACTGGTGAAAATGACACAATCGAGTCTGGTGGTTCTTCTGCTGGTACTGGTTACTCAACATCATCTTCATATTAAGGTTTACTAAATGTCTGGACATGACCCAACATTAAAAAATAAAGTATCTCCTCATATTCAGAGTCAACTGCCTGAGTTTGTTCAATCGGATCATCCTTTATTTTCTCTTTTCCTCAAATACTATTATGAGTTTCTTGAGGCTGGAGAACTGGTCGTTTCTGGTTCTAACAGTTATGTTATTGAAGAGACAATCAGTAAAAACTTTATTCTTGATGAGACAGGCGAGAATATTGTTCTTGAAGAATCTGTTGGAAAGTTCGCTGTTGGCGAAACAATTACTGGTTCTATTTCTGGTGCAACTGCTCGTATTCTTGTTGATGACTTTGATAACAATAATCGTTTATTCATTACATCCCAACAAAGATTTGAAACTGGTGAGACACTAACTGGAGGCACTTCTGGTGCTACATCCACGGTGGTTTCTTATCGTGGAAATCCAGTTCAGAACATTCAACAACTTCTTGCATATGCAGATGTTGATAATACAGTCTATGACTTCTTGGATAAGTTTAGAGATTCCTTTATGGAGTCTATTCCAAACACACTTGCAGATGGTCTTGCAAAGAGAAAACTTGTAAAGAACATCAAAGATATGTACGCTGCAAAAGGTACAGCAGATGGACATAAATTATTCTTTAGAATTCTTTTCGATGAAGAACCGAATATTGTATATCCTCGTGACAATCTACTTCGTCCATCTGATGGAACTTGGTCTCGTGACTCTATTATAAGAATTACTGAAAACAGTGATTCAGATTTTAATACTGCAATTGGCCAAAGGATAACAGGTGCTACCTCTGGTGCAACAGCTCTTATTGGTACTGTAATTAAATTTAGAGAAGGTGCAACTCTAATTGCTGAGTTGAATGTTGATACTAACTCAATCACAGGAACATTTTCTGCTGGCGAAAATATTACCACAACTGATACAGTTCGTGACTTGGAAATCTCTGGTGTTGTAAAGAGTATTGTTACTGATGGAACAGTAACAGCTGGTGGTGCATACTATACTGTTGGTGATGATATCGTGGTTGGCTCTGGTGGTAATGATGCTGCTGTTGCTAAAGTTGAATCTGCTGGTACTGGTTCTGTTGACAGAATTGTTATTGAAAATGGTGGTAGTGGATATTCAATAAACGATACTATTCTTTTTAACACCACAGACACAGGTGGAACAGCTGTTTCTGCAAAGATTGCTGTTGTGGGTGGTGGATTTATTCTAGAAGGCATAACGTCTCCAGATCACTTTATTACTGAAGATGGTTTTCCAATCATTACTGAGGATGCTCTTTATCTTCATCAAGAAACCACAGTAGGAGAAGATGACTTCCTCGTACTTGAAGATGGTGGACAGATTATTATTGAAGAAGAAACCTTTAATGATTTGGGAGTTTCATCAGAGATTGGTGAAATTACATCTGTTGATATAATCAATCCAGGCAATGGTTTCTCAAAACTTCCATTGGTAAGTATTACTACAAGTACTGGTGTTGGTGCAAGTCTTTTAGCATCATCTGTTATTGAACCTAGAATTGGACACGTTGAAGGTATTTCTATTTCAAACTTTGGTTTGGATTACAACACTGCACCAACATTAACATTCAATAAAAATGTTTTGATATCAAATGTAAGTGGTACTTTTATTGCTGGAGATACTCTTACATCTCATCAAGCAACCGTTGTAACGTATGATTCAAATACACAAATTGTTCAATTAAGAACTGATGTTGTATTCAATGCTGGGGATACGATTACTTCTGTCACTGGTGCAACTGCAACTATTAGACAATCAGATGAAGCAAGAGGCACATCAACAATTGGTGTTGTTGGTAACAGTGTGGCTGGATTTGTAAATGATAGAGGTAAAGTTTCTGTGAATACTATGCGTATTCAAGATTCATTCTTCTATCAAGATTATTCATATGTTGTTCGTATTGGTGAATCAATTAATCAGTGGAGAGAAAGTATTAGACGTTCTGTTCACCCTGCTGGTTGGAACGTATTTGGTGAAGTATCTTTTGCGTCACAAGTCTCTGCAAATATTCAGATACCAACTGCTGGTGATGTTGCTGATAACAACAACAAAAATACATTCTCACCAGAACTTGCTTCTACATTCACTAACTTGTTCACTACGATATTTGGTAGAAGGTTGGCGACACCTACACAGAAGGCTCTCAACGCAAGTCCAAAGGTTGGTGTGGATTCTCCAGAAGATCTTCTTACTGGACAAAGAGATGTTACATTAACAAAGACAACGATTGTTTCTCTAAAAACAAATCGTGGTTCTCATTGGACAGGACATACTTCTCTTGCAAATCTTCCAATATATGCTTTTGCAGTTCCACCAATTGGAACAGATGAGATTGCATCCAACTATCTAGATCCAGCTGGTAGAAGAATTACCACAGGTTCAAATCAAACTAGAGACTTGTATCCAATTAAACAGTTTGGGCATTATACCATTAAATCTGTATCAGATTATTCTTTCCTAAGACTTGAAGATGGATTAGATGGTGATGGAGATAAGATTGTTTTGGAAACAGCAACTGGTTCTGGATTTCTACAGGATGAAGTTATAGATATTCCAGACACAGCTTATACAACAAGAATTAATGTTCCGCCCCCAGCTGAAATTACAATAAGTCGTGGTGGGCTTATCAATTCATTTGATAATGACTTTATGAAGTTTGATGATGATATTCAGACATTTGATGAATCTGATGGTGTGGGAACTGAAAGAGATACAGAGGGCAGACACGCAACTTCATTCGATCAAGGTGGAACACTTGGTGTTAAGTTTGATCAGAATAGTGTGACGTTTGATACTGCTTCTGGAAACGAACAAGACTTTGAGGTAAAGACATTTGATGAAAGTGATGATACCTTTGATGTTTCAACAAATACGTTTGATGCATCTAACACAATTGGACGGATATCACTGTTCAGTAATAACAATACAACCTTTGATAAAACAACAGAAACTTACGATACCCAATAGGGTCAATCGTTATAAATAACTACAGGAATTAACTAGGAGAAACCCAAAATGGCATATCAAGCAATCGGGCGTGGAACTTCTGCAAATGACGGAACAGGTGATGACCTTCGTAGCGGAGCAGGTAAGATCAACGCCAATTTCGTAGAAGTATACACCAAGCTCGGTGATGGTTCTACTCTTACTACAGATACAGTAACACTGAATACTGCAACACAAACACTTACCAACAAGACATTGACTGCACCCACAATCACTGGTGCTGGTGCAATCGCTGGTGTATTTACTGGTAACTTGACAGGTGACGTAACAGGTGACGTAACAGGTAATGCTGACACAGCAACATCTGCTGCTACACTAACCACACCAAGAACTATTGCTGGTGTATCATTTGATGGTAGTGCAAATATCACAATCGCAAGTACAGACTTGAGTGACACAGCTGATATTGCTCTTGCTGCAAATACTATTACACTTACAAACAAAACTTTGACTGCTCCCATTATTGGTGGTGATGTAACAACAGCATCTGGTAACTTGCAACTTAATGCTGCCACTAATATCGTAGAGGTAAAGGGTGATGGTTCTGCAACAGAAGGACAAATTATTCTTAACTGTGAGACAAATGCTCATGGACAGACAATCAAACCACAACCACATAGTGCTGCAGTAACAAATACTATGTTGCTTCCAGATGGTGCAGATTCAACTCTTGTATCAGAAGTTGCAACACAAACACTTACTAATAAGACACTTACATCTCCCACAATTACTGGTACAGGTGCAATTGCCGGAACATTCACTGGTAATATCACTGGTAACGTAACAGGTGATGTTGATGGTATCGTTGGTGGCAATACTCCTGCTGCTGGTTCATTTACAACCCTAAGTTCTAGCACACATTTCCAAGCAGCCGTGTATGCAGATACAAGTGCAAGAGATGCTGCAATTACATCTCCTGCCGCTGGTATGGTTGCATACTTGACTGCAACAAATAAACTACAGGTTTATACTGGTAGTGCATGGGAAACAATTACGTCTGCATAAGATAGGATAGAGAATTATGGCACTAGATAGAATTAAAACAGTCGGCATTCAAGATGACGCTATCACCTCTGCAAAGATTGGTGTTGACGTTATTGCCGCCGAGGATTTGGCGGCGAACTCTATTACTGTATCAGAAATCACGGATGGTGCTGTCACTTCTGCAAAACTAGATACGAATATTGCAGTAACAGGAACACTCTCTAGTGGCTCGTCCATGACTGCAACTGGTGAGTTTAAAGCAAACGGTGGTGCAGTATTCAATGAAGATAGCGCTGACGTAGATTTCAGAGTTGAGTCAAATGGCAATGCTAATATGCTATTTGTTGATGGCGGCAATGATAGAGTTGGGGTGGGGCTATCATCCCCAGATACGGCTTTTCATGTTCAAAGCACATCTCAACTTCCTCAAGCAAAAGTTTCCTATGATTCAACTAGAAGTGTATCATTTGGACATAGTTCAATAATTCAAACCTCTGGCGCATCTCAAGACAACTCT